AACAAAACAGCCCTGTCCGTTCGGCTCACGGCAGAGTGAGCCTCAAGCGAACGGCGCCGTTGAGACGAACTACGGTTTACCCAATGGCAGCCTTTAAGGGCTGCCTTTAACCCATAGGGTTAGGCGCTGCAGGCGCCCCCCAAATACAACCCAAGGGTTGCCCATAGGCAACGCTTCGCGGTAGGAGAAATAGGTTTATGGCTAAACCAAAGTCAAACAACTATAAACTTGCCCCAGAGGCAACTTTATCCGCCCCAGAGGCAAAGAAGCGCCTTATCGCGCTGATTGCCGATGGAGTGAAGATTGAAGACGCTTGCCGCGCAGTCGGCAAGAGCGTCAAGTCGTATGAGTATTATCGCGTCTCCGACCCGCAGTTTAAAGAAGCAGTGGATCTTTCACGCGTCATCCAGAAGCGAAAAGGCGTAATCAGCGAAGATGACGCGAACATTAGTTTCGAGGACTTTCGGGCAAAGTATTTAAACTCCCAGACCTTTCCTCACCAGCGCAACATCACCTCACTTCTTGAAGAAGGTGAGCCAGCCTGGCTTCACGGCAATATGACCTATGAGCCAGGATTTAAGAATTACGTTCTTGTCAACATGCCACCTGAGCATGCCAAGTCCATGACAGTCTCCATTGACTATGTGACATATCGAATCGTCACAAATCCCAATGTAAGAATTAAACTTGTATCTAAGACTCAGGCTATGGCCAAGGAATTTCTCTACGCCATCAAGCAACGCTTGACCAGTCCGCAGTGGGCAGAACTTCAGCGTCGCTATGCTCCCGCCGAAGGTTTTAAGGCTACCGCTGAGAAGTGGACGCAAGATGCCATCTACCTTGAGCGTGACTCAGGTGAAAAGGATCCTACCGTCCAAGCCCTTGGTATCGGTGGACAAATCTACGGTGCGCGTGCCGATCTAATCATCCTTGATGACTGTGTGACTCTTGCCAACGCTGGCGAGTATGAGAAGCAGATCCGATGGATCCAACAGGAAGTTTTAACTCGTGTTGGTCCTACAGGTAAGATCCTCGTCGTAGGTACCCGCGTTGATCCTATGGATCTATACCGCGAAATGCGTAACCCTGAACGGTACCCAGATAACAAGTCCCCGTGGACATATCTGGCTATGCCAGCCGTACTCGAATTTGACGATGATCCTGAAAAGTGGATCACGTTATGGCCAAAGTCTGATCGGCCATGGGATACTGATGAAACTCCAGCGGATGAAGATGGATTGTATCCGCGCTGGTCTGGTCCACACCTTCGTCGTCGCAGAGGCTTAATTGACCCAAAGACTTGGGCTATGGTTTACCAGCAGCAAGATGTTGAGTCAACCGCCATCTTTGCTCCTGACTGCGTACGCGGATCAGTTTCAGGTATGCGAGCCATCGGCCCGCTTATTCCTGGCGCACCTGGTCATCCAGATAATTTGAACAGCCAATACATTGTTGCTTCAATGGATCCAGCAATGTCAGGTGACACATTCTCTGTCATCATGTCAGGCGATAGAACCACAGGCAAGCGTTACCTGCTAGAAGCATCGCGCATGCCAGCACCTACACCACAGCAGATCAGAGACTTGATCTTCCACTGGACTGAGAAGTATCAGCCAAAGGTGTGGGTAATTGAGAAAAACGCTTTCCAGTTGTTCTTGACACAAGATGAAAAGATCAACCAATTCTTAGCCTCACGCGGTATTCGCCTCGTTCAGCACTACACAGGTGCGAACAAGATGGATGCTGAATTTGGCGTAGCCTCAATGGCACCACTATTCGGCTCGGTTGACAGCCAAGGCAAGCATCAAAAGAATAATCTCTTGGAACTGCCACGAGCCGATAACGAACATATCAAGGCTCTCATCGAGCAATTGATTACCTGGTCAGCAGGTACTAAAAATAAACAAGACGGTCCGATGGCCCTCTGGTTTGCAGAAACGCAGATGCGTGACTACATCAACCAAGCAGGCGCATATGGCGGAACGTTCGTCAAGAATCCATTTGCCACTCGCAACCAGTTGGCTTCACGCAAAGTAATCAACTTGGAAGAATGGCAACAAATGCAGGAGAAACTTGCATCTAACGGGGGATACATAAGTGGCAATAGATATTAACGAGTTGGGCGTAAAAGTCCGCAAGTTGCGGGATAGGTTCCACACCCGCGACTCTCGTTGGGCTGACCTTATGGCTATCCGCCAAGGTGACATCCAACAAGTCTTTCCTGGCATGTTCTCTGAAGAATATCCAAAGCCAATGGTGGCAAACTTCATTGACGTTGCTGCCCGCGATGTGGCTGAAGTTATTGCTCCGCTTCCTGCTTTCAACTGCGACACAACCGATGCCATTTCAGATCGTGCAAGAAAGCGTGCTGATAAGCGCACCATGATTGTCGCTGGTTACCGCGATTCTTGCAACCTTCAGACCATGATGTATTCAGGTGCTGACCGTTACTTGACCTTTGGAATGCTCGCCTTTATCATTGAGCCTGATTGGGAAAACAAACGCCCAATGATTCGCATTGACAACCCAATCAACTCATACCCTGAATTTGATCGGTTTGGCAAGTTGCTTTCCTACACCAAGCGCTACCAAAAATCTGTACGCGAACTATGCAACGACTTTCCAGAACTTGAAGGCGAGATTCTCACCAAGTATGAGAACCGCAACTCAGAGCGTATGCTTGAGGTGTATCGCTATCAAGACAAGAACGAGTTAGTTCTTTTCATTCCTGAGCGTAACAACCTCGTGCTTGAGCGTGCAGCCAACCTTCTTGATGAACTACCAGTTGCCCTTGCCATCCGTCCTGGCGTTGACTCAGATGAGAACCAACGCGGACAGTTTGATGACATTATGTGGGTACAGGTTGCTCGCGCACGCATGGCAACATTCCAATTGGAAGCAGCACAAAAGTCTGTACAGGCTCCATTTGCTTTGCCTTCAGATGTTAACGTTATTGAAATTGGTCCAGATGCGACTATCCGCTCTGCCAACCCAGAGAAGATTCGCCGTGTATCACTTGACATTCCTAACGGAATCTTCCAAGAGACTGGCGAACTAGATCAAGAACTTCGTGTAGGTTCACGCTACCCACAAGGTCGCATGGGCGTACAGTCAGGCTCTATCGTCACAGGCCGTGGCGTAGAAGCCTTGATGGGTGGATTTGATACTCAGGTTAAGACAGCACAGGCTGTATTTGCTGAGACATTTCGCCATGTCATGCGTTTATGCTTTAAGATGGATGAGACACTATTTGGTGATGTTGAGAAGGAAGTACGCGGCGTAACTGCTGGCGCACCTTACGAGATTACCTACACGCCTAAAAAGGACATTGCTGGCGATTACTGGTGCGATGTGTCTTACGGCATGATGGCTGGACTAGATCCAAACCGCGCACTTGTCTTTGGACTACAGGCTCGTGGAGATAAGTTAATCTCACGCGACTTCTTGCGCCGTCAAATGCCTTGGGATATGAACGTTACCCAAGAAGAAGAAAAAGTAGAAGTTGAAGAATTACGCGACGCACTTATGACTGCAGTTGCAAATTACGCAAGTGCCATTCCTCAGATGGCTTCACAGGGGCAAGACCCATCAAAGGCTATTGCAGCAATCGCAGCAGCGATTAAAGGTCGTATGAACGGCGAGAACATCGAAGATGTTATTACCGCTGCGTTTGAGCAACAAGTCTCCCCACAAGTTGCAGCCGCTGGTGCACCAGGACAGGCTCCTGGTGGGGAACCTACTCCACAAGGCGCACCGCAAGGTGGACTGCCTGCGGCACCTGCACAGCAAGGTCAATCGCTACAGAACCTACTGGCAGGACTTTCATCTTCTGGCGCACCGCAGTTATCTGCAAATGTTGCCAGACGCTCACCCGCCTAACGTTACGAGTGAGATTCCCAAAACCTATAGGAGAAACAAAAAATGGCACAATTCAAGTCAAGCCTTAACTCACCAAAGGTGAGCGTTAAGTTGCAGGGTGGACATGGTTCATCAGACGCAACAACACAGAAGACATCAATTCAGAAGGCACCATCTGTTAAGCCAACTGGCAAGTCAGACATCAAGTACACAGTACAGCCTTCAGGCACACGCGGAACAGGCACCGAAGCAGGAAAGCCACGCGACTAAGTTATGACTAATGAACAGGGCAAGGCTCCTACAAGCCTAAGCAAGTGGGATGTATTTGCCCTGTTCGCTAGCACTGCATCCGAACTATGCGATGTAGCATCAAGTTTTTTTGAAATTCTAACGCACATGTTAGACACACAAGCAAGTTTCGTGGATGACAAAAAATCGTTCCACGAGTATGCGGCTCGGACCATTGAAACATTAAAAGAGGGAGAGTAAATCATGCCACAGGCAGCAAAGCCAGCAATGATTTCAGGCCCAGGGGCTATGAGCCAAAGAACCGATGGCGGACCAGCATCAAAGCAAGCAGTACGTTACATCTCAGGAATGCCTAATTACGGCGATGGCCAAGAATTAGCAGACCTACAAGCATCGGCACCAATGTCTGCAAGTGGTGCGCCAGCATCTCAACCTGCTCAAGCAAGCGGCGGAGAGCCAGCACAGCAATCACAGATCATCCCTATTGATGCTCCAACGCAACGCCCAGGCGAGCCTGTCACAGCAGGCGCTGCAAGCGGCCCTGGACCAGGACCTGAAGTGCTACATGGCACACCACAGGCTGAGCAACAAGGCTATCAAAACGCTTTAGTATTGCTTAACCAATTAGGCGATAGCGCCTCTGTACAAGTTAAGCAAATTCGTAATGCTCTGGCTGCTCATATGAACAATATGGCGGGTATCCAGAAGTAATGGCTACTGATAACACAAACATTTCTCCTGACGCAGCAAACCTTAATAACAATTTGACTGCATTAGGACAAAGCGGACATGGCTGGCTTGACCCAACTCTACAGGTTGGTCTTGCCCAAAATGCTGGCAGCACGCAAAATGCTGTTACAACCGCTGGCATTTATCAGAATGTCATGAACAATACGCCTAACAGCATTCCAAACAAATACATGGATCCTTCGCTTAGTGCGAAGCCAGGTCCAGCAACTACCGCTTTGGCAACTGTTACCAACACACATGGCCCAATTCCTTTTACGCCAGAAGACATTACAGGCATCCAAAAAAAGATGCAGGCTATGGGCTTTGGTGTTGGCCTACCTACTGGCACATGGAACAGCGCTTGGCAAAGTGCATGGCAGCAAAACAACTATGCAAACCTTACAAAGCCTGGCGTAGGCAATGTAGATTCTTTTAAACTTTTTAAAAGCATTCTTAATGAATTGTCTCCATCTAATTGGTTACCTACAGATGTACATGCTGTAGCGCATTTCGTTACATCTATGGCACAACCAATTCGTCAAATGGTTGCCGATACTGTCGGTAACACAATTGCAGATTTTGGTTATGGCAAAGGCGCAACGCCTGAAGAAAACCACGCAATGGCTGTGGCTGCTGTAGAAAATGCCCTTGGTGGCAAGATGACTGCACAGCAAATTGAAAACATTGGCATGACTCGCCGTAGCATTGAAGATATTGGTAACCTATTTACCCTTGTTATGCTTAAAGGTGCAGGTGGAAGCCTGCTTAAGTCAGCAAGTGTAATTGGTAAAGGCTTGGCAGAATCTGCTGGCGCAGAGGCTGAAGCGGGTACGCTTAACGGTCTTGCTGCAGGAGCCAAAGCATTGGTGCAAAACCCATCAATGCTTGTTACTAAATCACTTCCTGAAGAATTTGCTAACGCTCCAAAGTTGACAATTGTTAAAAGCCTAGCAAATGCCGCTGCTAATTCAGCAAGCGGTGTAGGTGTATTTAGCAAATTTACTTCACCAATTGCTTCTCGTATTGCACCAGCGTTAGAATCGCTTGCATCTGAAGATGGCACATATTATGCTGGTAAGCAGGCTATCGCCTCAACCATGCGTAACCCACTTCGTGCTGGATTAAGCGCATTACAAACACGCGGATCAGCCCTTGGTCTTGGATTGCTTGGACAGACTGAAGTGGAAAAAGCGCTTGGTCAGCAACCAGCATTTGACGCTACCAAAGTAGGGCCATATCAAGGCATTTTTGGCAATGCTCTTAATGTAATTTCTCTTGCATCTGGTTCTGTTGCAGAGCCTTTAAAGGTAAGCACATCCCTTGGCAATACAGTGTCTGCTACCCATGAAGCAGTTACTAATGCCCTTGGTCCTATCGGCTTTGACACAGTACTTAAAAATGCCCTTGGCATTAAACTAAAAGATTTACAAAAAGGTGTTGGCGAAGATTTTGTTAACGATCATTTTATTCGCACAAAACTTCCTCAATACGGCGCATCACACCTTGCTCAGCAAGCAGCACAGATGGAAGTTGATGCTGGCAAGTTTGAGCGTAACAGCGATGAGTATCAACAACTTGTTCAAAGTTACGAACATGAGATTCTTAACGATCCAGAGTTGCGTGACGCCTCTGTAGAGTCTTTGGTTAACAACCCGCATTTGTGGACGCAGATGCTGCGTAATGATTTTATCC